TATTACCTACGAAAAAATCAAAAATTACAAAACGCAATTAGAATTATTTGATAATGATTTTACTGATTGTGATAGTGGTTATTGTGGACTGTAAAATAGAATTATGTTAGAAATGATAAAAAGAAAAACGGGTTTATGGACTGTATATTTAAAGATTCAAAATTCTTTGGACAACATCAAAGAAAAACACGGACACCGAAAAGATTTAATAGATTCAATGGAATAGAGTTTGACAGAAGTAGGTGAAGCGGTGTTATACTTTGAACACGTAGACCAGCTGTTAAGAGCGAGTAACTCAAAACAATACGCAATGGAAATAGAAATAATGCAGTTAAAGCAAAAGATTCGACATTTAGAACAAATCAATCAAACGATCGAGATATGAAAATACTTAATTTATACGCTTGTTTAGGCGGTAACAGATACAAGTGGGATGAGGTAGCAGATATTGAAGTAACAGCCGTTGAACTTGACCCTGAAGCGGCACGTTTGTACAAAGAGCGTTTTCCTAATGATACGGTAATAATAGCAGATGCACACCAATATTTGTTAGACCATTACAAAGAGTTTGATTTTATTTGGAGTTCACCTCCTTGCCCAAGTCATTCAAGAGCGAGGTATTGGAATAGTTCAAATTACGAAACTACGACCGAACCTATTTACCCGGATTTAAAATTGTATGAAGAAATTTTATTTTTGCAGCATTATTATAAAACTGGAAAATTTGTAGTGGAAAATGTAATACCATATTACGAGCCATTGATTGCAGCACAAAAACGTGGACGGCACTTGTATTGGACTAATTTTATTTTACCAACGGATTTAAAAGAACGTCAATATAGAATTTCTGGAAATAAAGAAAACCCACAAAAAGACGAATTTAAAAACCTTTGTAAATTTCACGATTACGATTTTAGTAAATATGAAGGTAAACAATTAATAGTAAAAATGGCACGTAACTTAGTAGACTACGAAGCTGGTAAAACAATACTGGAAACAGCATTAGGAATTATTAGAAAAAAGGACGAAAAACAAACTTCAATATTTGATTACCTATGAAAACACGAAAATGCAAGTACTGTAAATCCGTCTTTTCACCGATTACAACACTACAAAAGAATTGTTTTGAGCCAGATTGTGTAGCTGAATGGATAAACGAGGTTAAAGAAAAGAACTGGAAACGTAAAAAGGCAAAGTTAAAAATGGACTTAATGACAATTCAGGATTACGTTAAATTAGCTCAACAAGTATTCAATAAGTTTATTCGACTTAGGGACAAATTGTCCCCGTGTATATCGTGCGGAAATAAGTTAGGTGCAAAATTTGACTGCGGACATTTCTATTCAGCTGGTGGACATTGGAACGTTCGTTTTGATGAACGTAATTGTTCGGCACAATGCGTAAACTGTAATCAGCATAAACACGGAAATTTAATTGCTTACCGTGAAAATCTATTGAAGAAAATAGGAATAGAAGAATTTGAGAATTTAAGCGTAGAAGCTACTAAAACACGAAAGTTCACAATAGACGAACTAAAAGAAATAATCAGCATCTACAAAAAAAAGATAAAAGAATTAGAACTATATTAATAATTTATATTACTTTTGACAAACACAAAACAAAATAGATATGGAAATTAAGTTAAAATGGATTTACCCAACAAAGGTAAAAAACAAGTACGGAAATATTTACGAGTATTTTTATGTACGTAGAAACAGAAAGTATTTATATTCAAGTCAAAGGTTAGAGGATGCACAAGACTTTGTAATTCGATACGCTGAAAAGAATAACTTAAAAAACATTTACAAATGATTACGAACTTCGAACAGTACACGCACGAATTAAGCGCTGAAGAAATGGAAATTTTGCAGCTGGTAATTCACGGGTTTAGGGGTTACAAAAAGTCGAACCCGATTAAAGCTACTTTGATCGTTGAAAGAATGAATGTATTTTTAGAAAATAACGGATACAAAATAAGATTAACACAACCGAGATTACGAAAGTTAGTTAACTATATTCGTTCAAATGGCTTATTGCCGTTAATAGCTACGTCTAACGGGTATTTTACTACTGATTGTAAACAAACTATTCAGGAGCAAATAAAATCGCTTCAGGAACGAGCAAACTCGATTGACCGATGCGCACAAGGTTTAAAGAAATTTCTATAAATATTTTTTTTAATTATAGTTATATTAAAAATTATTATTAAATTTGCATAACACAAAACACAAAATAACATGAAACATTTATTAAAATCGTTGGCAGCTTTCCAACAAGAAGTGAAAGTAATTCACAAGGGTACACAAGGCTACGGATATTCGTACGCTGATTTGCCGAAAATCTTTGAAGAAATTAACCCGTTACTACAAAAACACGGATTAGGATTTACACAACTAATTAACTCACAAGACGGGTTAAACTATTTAAAGACTATTTTATTTCACGTAGAAAGCGGTGAAAGTATTGATTCGTTAACTTTGATTCCTTACGTACAATTAAAAGGAATGAATGACTTTCAATCTTTCGGATCGGGTGTTACGTATTTTCGTAGATATTGCTTAAGTACAATTTTAGGAATTGTAACGGACAAAGACACGGATGCAAGTGGCGAACAAGAAAAGCCTAAAAAGGAAACGTTAGACAACAAAAGATTTCTCGAAGCACTAAAAGCAATTGAACAAGGTAAATTCAACGCTTCAGATTTGAAGGCTAAATTTGATTTAACTAAAGAACAACTTGCAGCGCTATGAAAATACGATGTTCACAAATAGGTAAAATTATGACAAACCCCCGCACCAAGGGGGAGCGTCTTTCTCAAACTACTAAAACGTATTTACTTGAATTAGCAGTTGAAGAAAAATACAATATACACAAAGAGTTTTGGAGCAGATACACCGATAAAGGAAACGAAGTAGAAGCTGAAGCAATTGCACTTGTTAACGATGTTTTAGACGTAGGATTTATTTACAAGAATGAAGAACGTTTAGAAAACGAATATCTAACTGGAATACCTGACGTAAACACGGACGTATTAATTGACGTAAAAAGTTCTTGGGATGCGTTTACGTTCTTTGAAAAGGTAATTGAAGACGAAGTAAAAAACAAAGATTACTATTATCAATTACAGGGTTATATGTGGCTAACTGATAAACACGAAGCATTATTATGTTACTGTTTGATTGATACACCTTTGCAAATTGTTCGTGATGAAATAAGAAGGGAACACTGGAGAAGAAACGAAATAGACGAAAACGACGAAATAATAGACTTTGTAGAAGCCAAACATACTTTCATGCATATACCTAAGGAAAAGCGCGTTAAAACGCACGTAATTAAGCGAGACGAGGAAGTAATAGAAGCTATCAAAACACGAATTGAAGAATGTAGAGAATATTATAACAACTTAATTGAAGTAATATGAATCCTGAAGTTAACCAAGAGATACAGGAATTAAAAAAGGAACTTAAAGAATTAAAGCAATTAGTAAAAGCACTAACAAGCGTAACCGATGAAGGTGGTACTGTAAATGCTGATTCTTTAGTAATTAAAATGTTAAAATTAAAAGTAAAATAAAAATGGAAAAGAGAGACAACAGCGGAGCGTTATTTACAAACGACAAAAAGACTAAAGAAACGCACCCAGATTTAAACGGTAAAATAACAATTTTAGGACGTGAATTTTATATAAGCGCATGGAAAAAACAAACAGGTCAAGGCAAAGGTTATTTGAGTTTATCAATTAAACCAGTAGATTAGCAAAACACGAAGCCACAAAGCAATGATATTTCAGACTTTTTAAACGACTTTTAAGCCATGAAAGAGGAAAAGATAATAGCTAACGTAAATAATATAACACGAAGCTTAATAACAAGGTATATTCAAACAAAAGGAATAACGCTAAACAAATTCTGTTTAGAAGCTAAATTACACCAAAGTAATATACACACGTTCCTGAAGGGAAAAACAGTTAGCACAGCAACGATCGAGAAAATAGGAAAGTATTTAGATCAAAACAAGTAATAAACTTGCAATGGTTAAAGGATTGTGAATCACGGTCGCCCACACTTTGCAGGTATTTCAAGTGCGGAACGTAAAAAATTCCGCATTTTTTTTATTTTTTTTTCTAAAATGTTTGGTATATTAATTTTTTATATTAATTTTGATGAACAATAACACTGAAAGATATGACAATAGAAACTTTACAAGCAACAAAAAAACTTTTAATTACTGAAGTTGGTAATTTAGTTATTTACAAAAATGAGTTATTTGCAAATGTAGATATAAGTGAACCAATGAGTGATTTAGAAAAACAAATAACAAAACGAATAGCAGATTTATATTCACAAATAAATAGTTTAGTAAAAGAAATTAATAACCTTAAAAAATAAAATAATGAAAACACGAAACACAAAGATTACAAATATTGAAGTAACACACGGTATTGGGTATTTTGATATTGAATGCGGTCGATTTGGTAAAATGTGGTTTGAATTTAGACACGACTGGATAGTAAAAGAAGGTGAAGTTGACGGGGTAAACGTAAGGATAGGAAAATACGATATGTATTCAAATGACGAGGAAAAATTAATTAGCTCAAAACATTTAAACAAGCGAAACACAAAATTAATTACTGAATACATTGAAAGCGTTTTATTAGATGATCCTTATAATTACGAGTACGAAGATATATACGAAGACCCTGAAGAAGAAAGATTATACTGGCAGGAATTAGCACGAGATGATAGATATTATTTGAATATGTAAAAAAATAATATAAATTTGTAGTGTGAAATACATACTGCTTTTTCCTATACTGATAACCCTATTTATTTTAGATAGGGTTTTTCTTGTTTTGGTGGTATGGAAAACAAGTTATAATTTTGAAAGGTGGATATATAAAGACGAATTAATAATAGATTCTATACACCGTGTTTGTATAGGTTTATGTATTTTAGTATTAATTGAATATTCTATTTCGATTTGGTAAACGAACAATTTTTAATAGAATTAAGTAAGCACCACAACGACTGGATAAAGATTGTAGGTACTTTTAACGAAGAATTTTACGCTGAAGATATAGTTCAAGAAATGTATTTAAAGATGGCTGTTATAAATAACGTAGAACGGTTCTATTTAAACGGTAAGCTGAATAAAAATTTTGTTTGGACGGTGTTACGAAACATGGCATTTGATTACAAAAAGAGTAAAACACGAATAACAAAAGTAAGCATAACGGAAGCCTATCAAATAAAAGACGAATACTTGCCTGAAATACTTGAAGCAAAGAAACGATTAGAAATAAAGATAAACCACGAGGTTAAACAATGGCATTGGTACGATCAACTATTATTTGATTTATACCGAACTTCAGGAATGAGTACACGACAAATAGAGGGTGTAACGGGAATAAGTTTTAAAAGCGTTTGGAAAACAATTAAGACTTGCAAAGAACGATTGAAAGAAAATGTAGGAGAACACTACGAAGATTTAAAGAACCAGGATTACGAATTAATAAAATAGGTATGCAAAGAAGTAAAAATAAAATACAAAATTTATATAGTTTTTTAAGGTTTTTATCAGTTCATTATAAAGATGAATTTATAGACGAAATAAACGATTTGAGGTGTGCTGTTGATGAGATTGAACAAGAAGATGAGGAAGATTTTTGGCACGCAAAATTTGTTGAAGCTCAAAAGTATATTGCGGTATTACGTAAAGATTTAGAAGAATTAAGCAAAGAACATTTTAAAAAATAGATTATGCAAGAAGAAGAAAAATGTAGAACTAAAATGACTTACATTAGAGTTGTAAGACCCGATTATGTAGAACACTTTTTATCAATTCCAGGTGAAATGAATGTAGAATTTATAAACGAATGCACCGTAATTTATTCACGTGAGGGGTGTAAGGCTTATAAATGCGTTGCGGTATATCCGAAAGATTATGTAATTGAACGAATTAAAAATTAAATTATGAAAAGAAAAAGACGGACAAAAGCTGAAATTGAAGCAAGTAAATTACCTACTTATGAAGTTGTAATTGATGAAAAAGCTTTAGGAGTAGAAAATATAAGTTTAGGATTAGGAGACACAGTTGAAAAGGTATTAGAAGTTACTGGAGTAGCTAAATTAGCTAAATGGGTATTAGGTGAAGATTGTAAATGCGATGAGCGTAAAGAAAAACTCAATGCTTTGTTTCCGTATCGTAAACCTGAATGTTTACTAAAACACGAACACGAATTTTTAGATGGATGGTTTTCTGAAAAAAGATATTCAATGAGACCTACTGAACAAAAAGAAATACTTGCTATTTATAACCGAGTATTTAAGGTAAATATGCAACCAACTTCTTGCGGTAGTTGTTTACGTGATGTAATGAATAAATTAGAAATACTATTTAATACGTACACTAACGAAAACACGAATTGAAAAATGGCAAAAGTAGGTAGACCAAGAAATTTAGATAGTCCCGAACAACTATACGAACTATTTAAAAAATACAAAGAAGACGTAAAAGCGAACCCGAGAATAAAAAGCGTATTCGGAGGTAAAGAATTTGAAGAAAGAGCCGAGCCACTTGAAAGACCTTTAACAATGGAAGGATTCGAAATATTTTGCTGGGATATTGTAGGCGAAGTAGAACAATATTTTAAAAACATTGATAAAAGATATTCGGAATATATCCCTATCTGTTCACGTATACGCAAAGAAATACGCGAAGATCAAATAACGGGCGGTATGGTAGGACAGTATAACGCAAGCATTACGCAACGTTTAAACAACTTAAAAGAGCAAGTTGAACAAAATGTAACTGAAACTAAAATAATTAATTTAGGCAACGGAATTAACCCGAATGAATGAAGCTTTTAATCAAACAAGAACACGCTACATTTTATCTAAATGACAAAGTAAATACTGAATTATTATACGGTGGTGCGGCTGGCGGTGGTAAAAGCGCCTTTGGTTGTTTGTGGCTTATTTCAATGTGTCAAAAATACGCTGGCACTCGTTGGTTAATGGGTAGGTCAAAATTAAAAAGCCTAAAAGAAACAACGTTAAATTCATTTTTTGAGTTAACAAGCAAATTAGAAATAAACGATCAATTTGATTACAACGCTCAATCAAATATTATTTACTGGAAAAACGGTTCTGAAATATTACTAAAGGATTTATTTCTTTATCCAAGTGACCCTAACTTTGATGGCTTGGGTTCTTTGGAGTTAACGGGCGCGTTTGTAGATGAGTGCAATCAAATTACTTATAAAGCGTGGCAAATAGTTAAGTCGCGAATAAGATATAAATTAAACGATTACGGATTAATTCCTAAATTATTAGGAACTTGTAACCCAGCTAAAAATTGGGTTTATAAAGAATTTTATTCGCCAGATAAAAACGGAACGTTAAAAAATTATAGAAAGTTTATTCAAGCTTTACCTAAAGACAATCCGTATTTACCTGATAGTTATATTCAATCATTATTGCAATTAGATAAAAATTCACGTGAAAGGCTTTATTACGGAAACTGGGAATATGACGATGACCCAAGCGCTTTAATTTCGCAAGACGCTATCGTTAATTATTTCAACCCCGTTCACTTAACTAAAGGCGCTGAAAAGTATATTACGATAGATGTAGCGCGTCAAGGTAAAGATAAAACGGTATTTCGTATTTGGTATGGTTGGGTTTGTGTTGAATCA